TGGATTTAGATGTTGATGAATCCGAAATGACCGAAGAAGAACTAAAAGACTTCTTGCCGGAAAAAATAAAAATCATCAAAGCGATGAAAAACGGGTCGTTAGTCATCAATGAAGAAGGCGAGCCGGTTTTTTCTCCTAGGAAGAGTGATATACCTCCGATTGTTTTTCACGAACCTACCGGAGCCAGCCTAGTGGCTATGGACAAGAAAAAGAAGAATGAGGATTTTTCTAAATTTTATACGGTACTTGCTGACATAACCAAAACTAGCGCTGCAACTTTTGCTAAGTTGAAAATGCGCGATTTAAAAGTGTGCATTGCTATAGGTACGCTTTTTTTGGCTTAACGCGCTCTAGGGTTGTTAGGCACGGAGTAGACGAGAAATTAAAAAGTAACACTTTGGAAAATGTTTATTCTGAAATGTTACTTCAAGTGTGTAGAGATTATCCAGGTTTACCCGATCCTAGAACGCTGACATTATCGGAGATTCGATTTTTTTACGATGGTATAAGGTACGAATTGCAAGAACATTCTAAACCAAAAGGTTAATCATGAGTAGATTTAGCATTGAAACAGTATGGAGGGCGAAAGATAAGTTAACCGCTCCCGTAACTAAAATGCAAAACCGCATTGGTAAATTTACTCGCAGTATGGAGAAAGGCCTAAGGCGAGCGGATAAAATGGCGTCTAAGGTTTTGACCACTTTTGGTAAAACCGCTCGTGGTGCGCTCAAGTTTGCCGGTGTTGGATTAGGTGCTGCAACCGCCGCCGTTACTTTATTTACTCGTGAATATTCTAAGATAGAAGATGCTGAAGCGGCTTTTACTCCATTACTTGGGGGCGCTGAAAAAGCAAAGAAAGCGGTGCAAGCGTTAAATGATACAGCTGCAACCACGCCATTTCAATTCGAAACACTAGCTAAATCCGCCAAATTTTTACTACCTGTGATGAATGGTAACATTGAGCGAATGATTAAAACTACTCGAATGCTTGGTGATACCGCTGGTGGGAATGCTGAAAAATTAGAATCCATTACGCGCGGTTTTACTAAAGCAATGCTTAAGGGTAAAACTGATATGGAATCATTGAACATGATTGCTGAAGCTGGGGTGCCAATATTCACTGAGCTTGCTGATTCCATGGGTTTAAAAGTAAACGCGGCGTTCTTTAAGCTGATAAGTGCTGGCAAGGTTACCACTAATCAATTGACTAAAGCATTTGAGAAGATGACCAATAAGGGCGGTATTTTCTTCAACGGTATGGAAATAGCGAGTAAAACCACGAGTGGGTTATTCTCTACATTGAAAGATAATATTTCTTTAACCGCCGCCGCTATCGGTGAAGTTTTATCGCCAGTGGTTAAAGATCTTCTCAAGAATGCAACGAAAGTAGCACAGCAAGTTAGGGATTGGGTGACCGCAAATCGTGAGTTAATTAATGAGAGGTTCTTAGAATTCGTTAATGGCGCGAAGAAAGCAATTAAAAGCCTCTATGAGCAAATCAAAAACAAAGGTGAAGCCGTTCAAGCGTTTGAGAAATTCAAGAAAGTTATTTCGATTCTTGGAGATGCAATTATCTGGCTTGGTGAACACGGTGGAACTATTGCGAAAATAACCGGATTGGTTGCCGGTTTAGCGGTCGGTGTTAAGGCTGTAGCGTTTGCTTTCGCTGGAATATCAGCAATAGCCGCCGCACCCGCTAGCGCCCTTGTAGCCGCTTTCACCGTGGCCTTAGGTGCGATTATTAAAATAGCTTCCAAATCTGAAAAGGTTATGAATTACTTTAAGAAGATTAGAACGGGTATTAGTGATAAATTCAGTGATTTCACTGATAGTTTGAATATCTTCGATAATCAAGGTAGTGCGAACGTTAACGCTAGAGGGCGGCCAATCCAGCGTCAAACCTCTTCACCAAACTTAAGAGCTATTCAAAACCTGAGTGAAAATAGAACAATTGATAGAACCGAAGTCACTATTAAAGATGAGAGTGGTAGAGCGGAAATCACCAGGGGTGGTAAAGGTAACGGATTGAGCATGGCGCGAGCGGGGGACTTTTAAATGCCTTGGCAACAACGAATCAAACAAGCGGCATACACCGCCCCCGATGGAACAAGACAAGAGTTTTCTTTTGAAGATGTTAGAAAAACGGTTGATAAAAAAACAAGCGCTTTTGAATTTCCAGACGCTAATGGCACTTACATTCAAGATTTAGGCGTGTCTGGTCGTCGTTACCCAATGAAGATATTTTTCCATGGTGATGACCACGATTTAGAAGCGAATACTTTCGAATCATTATTGACTCAAAAAGGTATTGGCAGGCTTGAAACGCCGATTTATGGAACTATTGATGTAATCCCATTTGGTACTATCACTAGATCTAACGGGTTGGTGAATGATGGTAACCAGTCAATCATCGAATTAACATTCTTTGAAACCATTGATTTGATTTACCCAAGTTCTCAAATTAACCCGCAAGGCGTTGTCGAGTCTGCTTTAGATGATTTTAATGATTCAGTTACCGGACAGTTTGAGAGTGAAATAAGCCTTTCAAGCGCTGTTGAGCGTGTTAAATTCAAAGGTCAATATCAATCGCTACTTGATTCAGCTTCTAATAACTTAGCGAGCATTGCAGCTACCAAAGAATCGATAGAATCAGAATTTAATGCCATTGTGGATTCAATCAACCAAGGTATTAACATCTTAATTGGTGAACCTTTAACGCTAGCCTTTCAAACTGTCCAACTTATCCAAGCACCGAGCAGGGCGGCGGATGATATCGACGCTAGATTAAACGCTTATGGTGATTTAGCCAACGCTATTGTAAGTGGTGAGGGTGCGGTGGTAGAGCCTGGGATTGATTCAACTAATTCAAATAACTTCCAAACTAGCGATTTATACGTGAGTAGTTATGTTAGCGCTATGGCTTCCTCAGTTGTTAATAATCAATTCAACACTCGTAGTGAAGCAATAGAAGCCGCTGAAACGATCCTGAATCAATTCGAATCAGTTGCCGCATGGCGCGAGAGTAATTATGAATCATTGAGTCAGATAGACACGGGTGAATCATATCAGCAATTGCAAAGATTGGTTTCCCTAACCGCTGGCTACCTGGTTGAAATTTCGTTTAATCTGAAACAAGAAAAAACGATCATTCTTGATCGTGATAGATCCGTGATCGATTTAGTTTTTCAATTGTATGGGAGTATTGACGACCAGTTAGATTTTTTCATCAATTCTAATAATCTTTCCGGGTCTGAAATCCTAGAATTACCGAGAGGTAAAGCCATTGTTTACTACATATAAGGTTGTAAGCGGTGATACCTTCGAGTCTATTTCTAGAAAGGTTTTCGGTTATGAATCTAAATCCACACGGATTGCTGAATTTAACCCTGATATAGCCGAACCGCTTAGCGTTGGTACTGAAATACTGATTCCACGGCGTGAGAATTTAACTAGTTCTAGGGCGGTAACTAATCAAAATCAGGTTTCAATTACTATTGGCAACCAAAATGTATCATTCTGGGAGTCAATCACCATTAATCGAACAATGGATTCGATAGACACGGTTGAACTTACAGCACCATTCGAACGTGAACTACCAGGGTTTAAAGAGGTATTCAGACCGTTTGAATATAAACCGATGAGCGCGACCATAGGTGATGAATTAATTTTCAATGGTGTTCAAATGGCGGTTAATCCGCTAATCCAACCAGATCGAAAAATGATAGAGTGTAGCGGGTATTCAATACCGGGAGTATTAAACGATTGTACCGCGCCAATTAGCGCTTACCCGTTGGAGTTTAACAATCAAGACTTGCAGGCTATCGCTAGCAGGGTTACACAATCATTTAACATTAATGTAAGTTTTTTAAATGATGCGGGTTCAACTTTCGAACGTGTCGCATGTGACCCAGGGAAGAAGATTTTACCGTTTTTGATTGATCTAGCGCGTCAAAGAAACCTAGTTTTAACTAATGATGAGAATGGTGGTTTGATTTTTTGGCGTTCGGTCTCCACTGGTTCACCGGTTGCTAAGCTATATCAAGGTCAAAGCCCGTTGATTCAAGTTATTCCTAATTTCTCACCGCAAAATTACTATAGTCATATAACTGGCGTTGATTTCATTATTGTGGGTTATACCGGAACCACTTACACGGTTAAAAACGATAAATTAAAAACGCTTCGCCCGTTCACGTTCAAAACTCCCGATACCACTGGGTCAAGTGTAAAAAACGCGGTGGAAGCTAAAGCGGGTCGCATGTTTGCGTCAATGGTATTGTACACAATCGAGCTATCAACATGGCGAGATCCTGCTGGTAACTTGTGGAAACCTAACACCACGTTGGTTTTACAAGCGCCTGATGCGATGATCTATAATGAGTATGAATTCATTATTCGAAACGTTGAGCTAATGCGAGAATCTAACAACGAAATTGCACGTCTTGAATTGATTCTACCGGGTTCCTTGGAAGCTAAGCTACCGGAGGTTTTACCGTGGGACAAATAGGTCAAATTTTAGAATTCTTTCGAATTACTAAAGGTACAGCTAAGACAAGTGATGTCAAAGTGAAAATGGCTGGTGCTATCAATGCAACGGTTGATCACTTTGCGCCCCCTGGTGATGATTCTTTTCCGTTAGCTGGTGATTATTGTGCGTTAGTTCCTCAGAATGGGGAAGGGCGATTATCTAGCGTTGGTTATATCGATCCTCAGAACGAGCAGAAAGCCCAACAAGGCGACAAACGAGTCTATGCTAGGGATTCTGGCGGCGGTCAAGTGGTGGAACTCTGGCTTAAAAATGACGGTTCGGCTATATTAACTAATGGAGCTGGAGCAATAGAGCTGCAATCTGGCGGCAATGTGGTTATAAATGGAGTCGCTATAGATACTAGTGGCAATATAACCACTCCAGCATCCGTTAATTCTCCGTCAATGGTGGTTAACGGTAAAGAACTGGCTGAACATACGCATATTTCAGCGGCGCCAGGTATACCGACAGGGCCTAATTTATGACCGATGTTTTACTGTATCAAACTGCGGATAACGGGGATATCATTATCGAGAATGGTATTACTCAATTGAGCGGCGGGTTAGAGTCTGCTGTTTATTTAT